AAGAGCAAAATTTGATCTTAACAAATTAAAAGGCAAAGGCTACATCATTGGCATGAATGTGTTGCCTATTGCACAGGATTTTTGGCCAGATGCACTCATAGCAGTGGATATTCCCACTGTGAAGTACATTTGCGACCATGAAAAACAAGTGCCAGACAAGTTAGAGATGTGGTCCTACCCACGTGGAGCAATTAAAGACCCTAGAGTCAAACGTTTGAGCAGAGATTGGGGTTGGTCTTCTGGCCCAACATCCACAAGAATAGCACTTGAGTACAAAAAGTACAAAACACTCTACATTTTAGGCATGGACTTCTTTGGCAAAACTGCTGACGGAGAGATCAACGAAAAGAATGGCAGGAAATTAAACAATATGTTCAAAGGCCATGCTCGTTATCGCAAAGCAGGCAGTGATCGCACGTATTTTGGCAATTGGCTGAATCAGATGGTCACCAATTGTACGACCCATCCTAATGCAAAATTCTTTCATGTGGTAACAGATAATCAAAAATCACCTAATAAACTAGCACAAAAAACAAATTGGATAGACATTAACTACAGTAAGTTCGAAGAACATCTTCAAAAAATGCCTAAAAAGAGTCCTTAAAAGGGCCATCTCAGTAACAATATCTTAAATATCAGCACTAAAAGGAGGCAATTATCATGTCTAAATTTGAAAAACTCCTTGACTTGCTAGTAAATGAGCAAAAGGATGAAGCTGAAAAGCTATTCCACGAGATTGTTGTTGAGAAATCAAGATCAATCTACGAAGGCATTCTAGCAGACGAGGAAGCAGAAGCAACTGATGAATCAGCAGACAAAGATGACGCTGATGAAGTTGACGAAGCAATGCACAAGTCCAAGAAGAAAATGGACAAAAAAGATGACAAAGAAGAAATGAAGGAAGATGAAGCAGACGAAGAAGAAGAGCCTGCAGAATCAACTGACGAAACTATCGAAGAAATCGGCGGAGACGCAACTGATGACCTTATCTCTGATATCGAAGCAGAGGCAGAAGGCATGGACATGGACGACGAAGACGGCATGGATCATGATGGTGATTTCGACGATGATGGCGATCAAGATGGCGAAACAGAAAATATGTTTGAACCATTAGAAAAAGAGTTAGATGCTCTTAAGTCAGAGTTTGCTAAAATGATGGACGCAGACGATGACAAGCCAGAAGAATCAGTCGACGATGCATTTGCAGAGTCAAAAGATCCTGATACTATTGTTAAAGAGTATGCAGAAATGGTAAAAGACGGCCATGGTGCAGAAAAAATGGGCAAAGAATCAGGTGCTGACAGCAAAAAAGGCCCTGTTGCTTCACAAAAGAAAGCATTTACATCCGCTGGTGCTGTTAAGTTTATGTCAGGCGCAGAAGAAAAAGGCGGTGTTGGCAAAGCACTTGCCGGTGATACAGCAAAAGAAATGAGCATATCACCTAAGAATGCAGCCGGTCAGAAATCAGCATCAATGGAAACTGCTCCAAAGGCAATGGAAAAAGAAGCATCAATTGATAACGCAAAATCACCTGTTGCATCTAAGTAAGGAAACATAGGATATGCAAGTACTAAGTGAACATCTTACATTTGATCAAGCACAAGTAGTGGTTGAATCAAACCATGAAGGTAAGGAGTTATACATGAAAGGTATTTGTATTCAAGGCAATGTCAAGAATGCAAACCAAAGAGTGTATCCTACTTTCGAGATCGCCAAAGCAGTATCAAAAATATCCGATCAAATCGCCGGGGGCAGTTCCGTTCTCGGCGAAGTTGACCATCCTGAAGATTTAAAGATCAATCTTGATCGAGTGTCTCACATGCTAACAAGCATGTACATGGATGGCGCTAACGGATATGGCAAATTAAAAATATTACCTACACCAATGGGTAAGCTTGTAGAAACAATGCTACAATCAGGCGTAAAACTAGGCGTATCAAGTAGAGGCTCAGGCAACGTAGACGAAGGCTCAGGCAATGTATCAGACTTTGATATCATTACCGTAGATGTGGTGGCACAACCATCAGCACCTAATGCCTATCCGACTCCAATATATGAAGGACTCCTCAATATGAGAGGTGGTCAACAGTTGTTGGGTGTTGCAAAGGCAGTAAGGCACGATAAAAAGGCACAACGACACTTAAAAGAAGGAGTGATCCAGTTAATTCAGGATCTCAAAATAAAATAAGGAGACCAACATGCTAGACGTAATCAAACAACTCCTTGACAAAGACCTGGTAACAGAAGACAACCGCATCGCTATTGAAGAGGCGTGGGAATCTAAGTTATCAGAAGTCAAAGAATCAGCAAAAACTGAGGTCAGAGAAGAGTTTGCAAAACGATACGAACATGATAAGTCTGTTATGGTAGAAGCAATGGACCGCATGATGAACGAAGCACTTTCGAAAGAGATTGCTGAATTCGTAGAAGATAGAAAACAACTTGCGGCTCAAAGAGTAATGTACAAAAAAGGTGTTAGACCACACATGGAAACACTTCAAAAGTTCATTACAAAAACACTTGCCAACGAAATGGCAGAGTTACACAAAGATAGAACTACAGCGGCCGGACAAGTTAAGACACTTGAAGCATTTGTTACATCAACACTTGCAAAAGAACTTAACGAATTCGAAAGCGATAAGAAATCAGTTGTGGAAACTCGTGTAAAACTGGTCAAAGAAGCAAAAACAAAGTTTGCAGAAATTAGATCAGCATTCATTAAGAAGGCAAGCAAAATTGTTGAAAACGTAGTAAGTGATAATATCACTAAAGAGATGACTCAATTCAAAGAGGACATCAAGACTGCGAGAGAAAACAACTTTGGTAGAAAGATCTTTGAAGCATACTCAGCAGAGTATCTAACTTCATACCTTAACGAGACTTCTGAAGTACGTAAATTGCAAAAGAAACTCGACGAAGCTAACAACACAGTAAGTGAGAAAACAAAACTTTATGAGTCAGAAAAAATTCAAAAGTCAAAAATTGAATCAAGACACAGAAGAGATAAGATTCTCAACGAAATGCTACAGCCGCTGTCAGGCGACAAAAAAGAAGTCATGTCAAATCTGTTAGAAACAGTACAGACTGATAACTTAAAAACTGCTTTTAACAAATATCTTCCACACGTGATGAAAGATGTTAAGAAAGCTTCAATTATATCAGAATCAAAAACACAACACACAGGGAACAAACCACAGGCAACATCACAGGCAGTAAAACAAGATGCGGACGTATTAAACATCCGTAAATTAGCAGGTATAAAATAAGGAGAATATGGAAATGACATCCCAATTGCTAGAACACAAATGGCAGGAAACAAAATCAGCACTGATGGAAGGTGTTGAGGGCAACAAAGCTAAAAACTTGGATGTGGTCCTTGAAAACACACGCAGATACTTGTCAGAACAAGCTACTGCTGGCGCAACTAGTGCCGGTAACGTTGCTACTCTGAACAGAGTTATTTTGCCTGTGATCAGAAGGGTCATGCCTACAGTGATCGCTAACGAACTAGTCGGCGTACAGCCAATGACTGGTCCAGTTGGACAGATTCACACACTAAGAGTAAGATATGCTGACGCAACAACAGGCGGTGCAACAAACATCGCAACTGGTGACGAAGCATTATCACCTTTCAAGATCGCCGCTTCATACTCAGGTAATGACGCAGATCCTGCAAAAGGTTCTGCAACAGCAACACTAGAAGGTACGCCCGGTAATAAGTTAAACGTGCAAATCTTAAAGCAAGTTGTTGAAGCAAAGTCAAGAAAGCTATCAGCAAGATGGACTTTCGAGGCAGCACAAGACGCTCAAGCACAACAAGGCATCGACATCGAAGCAGAAATTATGGCCGCTTTGGCTCAAGAGATTACTGCTGAGATCGATCAAGAGATTTTAACATCTCTAAGAACATTGGCTGGTACAGCCTCTGGTGCATTTGATCAGTCTGCTGTTTCAGGTACAGCAACATTCGTAGGTGACGAGCATGCCGCATTGGCAGTTCTTATCAACGAACAAGCAAACTTAATCGCACAAAGAACAAGACGTGGTGCGGGTAACTATGCAGTTGTTTCATCAGAAGCATTAACAATACTACAATCAGCAACAACATCAGCATTTGCACGTTCAACTGAGGGCGTATTTGAAGCACCAACAAACACAAAGTTTGTGGGTACTTTAAACAACTCAATGAGAGTGTATGTTGACGGTTATGCCGCAAGTGGTACAGATGTATTAGTAGGATACAAAGGTTCATCAGAAGCAGATGCTCCAGCATTTTACTGTCCTTACATACCGTTAATGTCATCAGGTGTGGTACTTGATCCGGCTACATTCGAGCCAGTAGTAAGCTTCTTAACAAGATATGGTTATGTTGAGTTATCAAACACAGCATCATCTCTTGGTAATGCGGCAGACTATCTTGCAAGAATTAGTGTTTCTAACATATCATTCAAGTAAGACTAAACAAATTAAAAGGGGGGATTTATTCCCCCTTTTTTTTATGACTTCATAAATAGTACGCATGGCAAAAGTATTAAGAGATTCAGAAAGCGTAGAAGTACAATCAAAATTTGGTGCTAACACAGCCGGAACATTTGGTACATTTGCCGCTACAGACACAACACCTAGTGTCGCTACAGGCAATCTTTGGAAGAGTCACGCTTCTACACAAACATTGACCACATTCGATGATGGCACACCAGGACAGATTATAACAGTGATTTCCACTGCCGCAGTGACATATGATGTTACCAGTACCACACTTAAAGGCGGTTCAACTGACATTGTGACTGCATCAGGTGATGTAACCAATTGGGTGTATGATGGAACCAATTGGTATCTAATATCATTCATGGATGTGTCAGCAGACTTATCCGGCGGACAGTAAAGTACAATAAATACTTTTGCAGTGAAATTTCGAGACTTTAAAATAATAATTGATGGCACTTTAGACAATGACGATGATGCAGAATCAATCAAAGCCATGTTTGGTGGCCAGGTAAAAGTTCAAGAGCCAGACAAAGAAGAAACCACAGATGACAATGGATTCGATAGCGAAGATCCAGTCAAAAAAAATGTTGCTTTTCCTTT